CCCTTGGTTGGATGTGGTGGTTGAACTGTTGGTTGTTGCTGTTTCTTTGAAGCGGGTTGACCAGATCAATTGCCCCGGCACCCGCATCCGACCCGCCACATAGGGCAATGCCGTGCCTTCAGAGGCCCCTTGCATGCGGAACGTTTCGACACGACCTCGCTCCGTCGCAATGGCTCCGCTTGATCCGCCCGTCAGCCGCTGATCAATCCCCGCGCCAATCGTTGCACCAATAGCTTGCCCGATGGCGGCGCTGCTGAGGCCAAGAAAGGCTCCGCCAACCGCACTGCCTGCCGCAGCACCAGCTGCTGCCAGAATTACTGTCGCCATTACGAATTCCTTTCGGGAAAGCGGAAAACGCCCGCAATCCGTCGCCGCCACGCAGCGCCCAGCGGAACTTCCACAACTCCACGCCCCGAATAGGCATGGATCAGTCGGTCTGATCCGTTCTCACGCACCAGAATGCCCATATGCTTGGCAACGCCCTTGTCCCGCATCCGAAACACCAGAACGTCACCGTTTTGCGGCGCGGTTTTGATCTGTTCAAAATGGGCCATCGCAGCCGCCAGCAGCCGCTCCTGCCCATCCACTTCGGACCAATCCGCTGTGTAGGCAGGCAGGCGCTCTGGCTCCGCGCCTACCACCTGCCGCCAGACACCTCGAACAAGACCAAGGCAATCTGCCCCTGCCCCTCGGCAACTCGCCTGATGAACATAAGGCGTCCCGATCCAGGCACGTGCGGCACGAATAATGTTATGGTCATCCATTGCGCAGGCTCCCGCCATCCATCACATCGCCCGAAACGGGATAGCTCACCGCTAAATCTTCACCCGGCACATGCGGGAATCCGCGAAAATTGGGGAAGTTCTGAAACTTGGCCTTGCAGGTTGAGGCCCGGCGATCACACCCAACAGACACTTGCGCAGTGTCCCCAACCTCTATGCTGGCAGACGGTGCGGCCCATAGGCCGATCAGGTGTTGTCCATCGACGATTTCATGGCGTTTCACCATATGGCGTTGGCCTTGGTTGGCCCCGCTGGTCCATCGCAATGCGCCATGCTCAAACCAACCCGTATCAAACGCGCCAAGCCCCGAAACAAGCATTAGGCCATCTGACCGCACTAAAACGACAGTCGCGACGGCCTGCTTGTCCGGCGTGCTCAGTTCGACCCCACACCGCGCATCTCCCAAAACGGCATCGCATTGGCGTAGAATGGCACGGCCCATCGGGCGGCCCAGTTCCTCTGACAAACCGCGCAAATCCGCTTCAAACCCGACCGTCCCGCGCCGGATTTCGCCGATATGACCCTTAAACAGCGTTACTGTCTGTGTCGGCACGGCCCAATTGACGATCCAGTGGGTCACTTCCGCCCCATCAAAGGTGCCCGCTGCGATCTCAGTTTCCGACAGGGTTGCATCGTCAAGGGCGCCCAGCGCCACACCATTGTCCACAGACAAACCGATGGAGCGGTCAATCGCACCCGCCGACAGGCCCGTAGCCGCGCGGCAGACCTGCCCCTCCACAATCAAATCCTGATCATGATCGGTAAAACCGAAACGCACGCCATCTTTGCGCACAATTTGCCAACAACGAGCAAGGGTCGTCACACCACTGTCGAGCATCTCCTGAAAGGTATCGTCGAAAGTCCGCATCAGACCCGCACCTCCACCACTGGGATGGACGGCACTTCACCCGCCTCAAATCCCGTAACACTGGTGGAAATTGCGTCCGTATCAAATCGGACGGGTACATCGAAAGCATAGCCCGCTGTGATCGGTGCACCCTCCTGCGGGGCTGCGACAAGCGTCAGCAATCCAGTGGCCACATCGACGCTGAAATCGGGGGCGAAAACTTCCGCTCCGTCCACCGCCACGCGAACACTGTCGGCCACGGGTTTCACGATAGGGCGAATGTAACTCTGCGCACCAGATCGGTAGGTTTTTACAAGTTGAAACTGCGTTGTTGCGCCGTCCCCCGTGGCGATGGCCTGATCCATCGGATCAATCACCTGAGACGCAGGGCAGGATTTGAAATCCGTCCAGTCTTTCCAGCGGAACCCATGAAGTTGCCCGGCCCGCGCCTCGAAAAAGGCGACAACGCTCTCCAGATCGTCGAGGGACCGCATCCCCATCCCCGCATCATAGCGCCGCCGTGCATGGGCCCAGGGCGCGTTGCGCACTTCATGCCCATTGGCCAAAGTGACGATCTCGGTGCGGCGTTCAGGCCCACCGCTTGCCCCAAAGGACAGATCGGTTGGGAATCGTACTTCATGAAAGCTCATTGGCGTTTCTCCGGTCCTTATAGGTTGCGTTGGCCTGCGCGCATGGCCCGGCTCATCTCAGCGGCAATCTGGCTGCGCGACCGACGGAATCCTTCAACATCGGGCGTGGTGATATTGATCGTCACAACTGTTGAAGCGGCCCCCTTAGCCTTGACGCCGAGGCTGCCGTCGGGACCGCGAGACAGCGGCATGATGGCCTCTGGACCGGCCTCTCCCATCAGCCCGGTTTGACCGCCCCGCATCGGGAATGTGGTCGGTCCAGAAACGATGCCGCCATTGGCAAAGGCACGTACCCGCCCACCGGCAAATCCCGCCCCATCCGCGAAGGGCACAACCCCACCCGTGATCGCACCAATTCCAGATCGGACAAGCCCCCCAATGCCCGCACCCAGCACATTTTGTACAGGTGTCAACGCTTGGTTCAGCACAGAAGATGACATGCTGCGCGCCATCGCCTTGAGCGCATCCGACGCACGCCCACCCTCGAAGACGATCTCATCAAATGCCCCCCGCAGTCCTTTCCCGATGGACCGGTCAAATCTGCTTACACGGCGGGACGCTTCCTCGGTGCTGCGGGAGGTACGCTCCATTTCACGCCGAAACGCACCAATAACAGCTTCCGTCGACGCGACCGAACTGTCGACCTCGGCAAACAACTCCTCGATTTCTTCTGCACGTCTGTCAGTCATCGACTTGCTCTCCTTTCGGGGCATCAGGGTAAAGCGCACTGAGCCGCTCCAACGTGGAGCGGCTCATCCGAAGGGCCTCGGGGCCATCCAGCCCGGCCATCAGCAGGAACTCGGCTGGTGTCAGTGCCCAGAACACATCAGGTAGAAGACCCATGCGCCCGATGCCCAGCCGCATAAGCGGGATCCAGGCGATACGGCTCATGTTGGTGTGGCCTGTGGCGGGCTGAAGGCAAGGTGCAACAGCCGTGCGGCGGCGCGTGCGGCCTCAAGCGGGCCGCCCTTGATCTCCGCACGGGCCAACTCCGCATTGCTGATCTCGAAGCCACCGCCCCAAAGGCCAGCACGCAACAGGGCGATGATATCGCCCGCCCGCACGCTTTCCCCTTCATAGCGGGCCACGATCTCTGTCAAAGAGGACGCGCCGACCTCCCCCTCCAGCATCGCAAGCGCCCCAAGGGTGAGCCGCATCACATGACGCTCACCATTGACGGTTAAGGCCACTTCGCCGCGCATCTCATTCACGCTCATGCTGGTGTGAAGGACAGCGCCCCGGCAGACGCCATGGACAGTTCATAGGTCGCCTCGCCGTCAAACTCCCCTGCATACTCGATCGCTGTGATCTGGAACGGGCCCGTGACGGTCCCAAAATCAGGGATGACCACCTGAAAGTCTGGCACATCGCCCGCGAAAAAGAGGGCGCGCGCCTTCTCATCGGTCGCGGCATCCTTAAAGACACCGGAGCCGCTCAGCTGTGCTGACCGCACGCCCGCACCACCCAGCAATTCCCGCCAGCCGCCTGCGCTTTCGAGCGTGGTCACATCGACCGTCTGCGCGTTAAACGCGATCCGCGTCGCGCGCAGGCCCGCCACCGTCTCAAACCCGCCTGAGCCAGTCATATCCAATTTGATCAGCAGATCTTTTCCGCTTTGTACCGCCATGGTGAAAGTCCTTCTGTATGATTAGCCGTCTGTCGCGATCAGCGCGCGATAGGTTAGGATGATCCGCCGACGCTCCACGCCGCGCCCGCGTGCGGCACGCGCCCGCTCAAACCGCAATGACAAAACCCGCGCATCTGCAACGCTCAACGGTGCGGCCTCCAGTGCGTCAGTCACGGC